TTGCATCTTACAGAGCTGCAAATCCAGGTTCTAAATTATCTATGGCTGTAACCACAAAACCTTCAAAACTAAAGAAAGGTAGCAAGGCTGCAAACAGAAGAAAATCATTCTGCGCGCGTATGAGCGGTATGAAAAAAAGATTAACTTCTGCTAAAACAGCAAGAGATCCAAACTCAAGAATAAATAAATCTTTGAGAAAATGGAATTGCTAAAATAATAAATGCAAGACTTAGAAATAATAGCTAGATTACAAAAACAATTAAAAACTCTATATCAAACAGTTGGAGACACTATGATAAGCGGTGGTGTTGACAATATGGAAAAATACAAGTATATGTTGGGACAGGCACACGCCTACCAATATATTTCTCAGGAAATCTCTAACCTGCTAAACAAGAAGGAGCAAAAAGATGAGCAAGGAACAATTATCGACTTTGGAAAAGGAAATTCCAAAACATAAGAACGCATTAGAAGAAAAATATCAATCAACACAAACTAAAAGATTAGATCAAGACAACATTCAATCCGTTGTAGATCAATTACCAAATCCATCTGGTTGGAGAATGTTAGTATTACCATTTACTCCAAAAGAAAAAACAAAAGGTGGAATAATATTTTCACAAGAATCTTTAGATAAAGCAAGGATCGCAACTAATTGTGGTTATGTTTTAAAGATGGGTCCACTTTGTTATCAAGACAAAGAAAAATTTGCAACCGGACCTTGGTGTAAAGAAAAAGATTGGGTGATTTTTGCAAGATATGCAGGATCACGATTACCAATAGAAGGCGGCGAAGTTCGTCTTTTAAACGACGATGAGGTTTTGGGAACTGTTAAAGATCCAGAATCTGTATTGCATTACATTTAACATAGGAGGAAACTATGCCAGACGTAGAAGAAAACAAAAACAATTCACCAATGGTGGATATTGATACTTCAGGACCAGGTGCAGAGATCGAATTAGATGATCCAAAACCTGAGAATGAAATTGAAACAAAAGAAGACTCTAGCCCCTCGACTCCCGACACTCAACCCGAGAAGGTAGAAGCGAGTGACGAGAAGCAAGGAGCTACGGAAGAAAAACCGGAAGCTAGAAAAGAGGAACTTGAAACTTATTCAAAAGATGTGCAAAGAAGAATTGCAAAGCTTACGAAGAAGTGGAGAGAGGCTGAGAGACAAAGAGAAGAAGCTTTAACTTACGCAAAATCTGTTTTAAGTGAAAAAGAATTGTTAACAAAACAATTCTCATCTTTAAAAACAGCAGGTGTTAAGGATAGAGAAGAAAAAATTAAAGCAGGTTTATCTGCAGCACAAGCTAAACTAGCAGCAGCTAGAGAAGCAGGAAGCATACCAGATGAAGTTGCAGCTAACACTGAAATTTCTAGACTAGCTTATGAACAAGCTAGATTAGAAGAAGTCAAATCAATGGCTGAATCTGATAAACAAGAAAAGCCAATTGAGAAAACGCCTGATATCAAACTATCACAAAGAAACGAAGTAACTGATCCAAAAGCAGAGGATTGGGCTGGTAGAAATAAGTGGTTTGGTTCTGATACGGCTATGACTTACACAGCTTTTGACCTACATAAAAAATTAGTTGATGAGGAGGATTACGATCCGCAATCAGACGAATATTACGCTGAAATTGATAGAAGAATAAGACTTGAATTTCCGCATAAATTTGGTACAACTAATGCACAGGTTGAAAATACGGCAAAACCTACACAGATAGTCGCTTCAGCGAAGCGAAGTGTAAATAACTCAAGCCGCAAAACCGTGAGACTCACACCTTCTCAGGTTGCTATCGCTAAAAAATTAGGAGTGCCATTAGAAGAATATGCGAAACAATTAAAAATCACGAAGGAGGTATAAGCATATGGAAAACGATAAAAATATTAAGACCCCGCGTGCGAGCCAAAATAGAGAAACTCAAAAGAGACCTCAAACTTGGACTCCACCATCATCTTTAGATGCACCACCTGCGCCAGACGGATTTAGGCACAGATGGATAAGAACTGAGGTTCTTGGTTTCGATGATACTAAGAATATGTCAGGAAAAATGAGATCAGGTTGGGAGTTAGTGAGAGCTGACGAATACCCTGGACATTCTTATCCACAAGTTGCCGAAGGCAAATACGCAGGAGTGATCGGAGTTGGTGGCCTAGTGTTGGCTAGGATACCAGAAGAGATCGCAAAATCTCGAGAATCTTATTTTGCACAGCAAACTAAGGATCGAGACGACGCAGTAAATAACGATCTTATGAAGGAACAACACTCTAGTATGCCGATCAATAGTGATAGGCAGAGTCGTGTAACTTTTGGTGGTAGTAAAAAGTAATTTTTTTGCAATACCAATTTACGCGGTAAATATAAACAAAAACTAAGGAGAAAAATATGGCTAACCAAGACGCAGCTTTCGGATTGAGAGCGATTGGAAAAGTTGGTCAGAATAAAGATAACCAAGGTTTAAGTGAATATAATATCGCAGCAAGTTCAGCAGCAATATACCAAAACGATGCTGTTCAGTTTCAAACAACTGGATACATCAGAGTCGGTGCTGCAAACGTGCCTTTATTAGGAACACTTAACGGTATTTTTTATACTGACGCATCAACAAGTAAACCTACGTGGGCTAATCACTTAGAAGCATCTAACACTGCAACAGACATTGTTGGATTTGTGAGTGACGACCCATATGAAAGATTCGAAGTTCAAGCAGACTCGACATTACCAATAGTAAATATTGGTATGAATGCAGACATCAGCTTTAAAGCTGGTACTTCGCCTAACTTTATTTCTAAATCAGAAGTATTGACAAGCGCAGTAGTGTCTACAACTGCACAATTTAGAATCTTGGGAGTGAGCAAAGATATAGAAAACAATCAGTTAGTAAATGCTACAACATATGCAGCAAATGTTAACGTTGTTGGAATTATCAACGAACACTTCTTAAAACAAACAAGCGGAATATAAGGAGTAATAAACTATGGCTATAAGTAGAGGACAACTAGTTAAAGAACTAGAACCAGGTTTGAACGCTCTGTTCGGCTTGGAATATAAAAGATATGAAAATCAGCACGCTGAAATTTTCGACACAGAAAACAGTGACAGAGCTTTTGAAGAAGAAGTAATGTTATCTGGTTTCGCGAATGCTCAAGTTAAACCAGAAGGTTCTGGCGTAACTTTTGATAACGCACAAGAAACTTTCACTGCTAGATACACGCACGAGACAATTGCTCTTGCATTTTCAATCACTGAAGAAGCGATTGAAGATAACTTGTATGACAGATTAGCTTCGAGATACACTAAAGCATTAGCAAGATCTATGGCAAACACTAAGCAAGTAAAAGCTGCTAACGTATTAAACAATGCGTTCAGTAACTCTTACGCTGGTGGTGATGGTAAGGCGCTTTTAGCGACTGACCACCCAACTATCGCTGGTACATTCAGAAATGAATTACAAACTTCAGCTGACTTAAACGAAACTTCATTAGAGCAGTCGTTAATTGACATTGCGGCTTTCACTGATGAAAGAGGTTTAAAAATTGCAGCTAGAGGTGTTAAAATGATAATTCCTTCTGAGTTACAATTCACTGCTGAGAGATTGATGAAATCTCAAGGTAGAGTAGGAACAGCTGACAATGATATTAACGCAGTAGTGTCTATGGGAATGGTTCCACAAGGTTATGTGGTTAACAATTTCTTAACTGACTCTGACGCGTTCTTCATCAAAACTGACGTACCTAATGGTATGAAAATGTTTGTTAGAAGTCCTATCAAAACAGCTATGGAAGGTGACTTCGATACTGGAAACGTAAGATACAAAGCTAGAGAAAGATACAGCTTCGGCTGGTCTGACCCTAGAGGTATGTTCGGTTCTCCAGGTGCGTAATCACTAGATTAACTGAAAAAATAAATTAGGGGCGTCCATTGCGACGCCCCTTTTTTTATGCTAGAAAGAAAACCCTTATGAAAAAGTATCTCGTACAAATCAGATCTAGAGGATACTTCACAAAGTTTGAAATTACTTGTGAAGACAACGATCAATCTTTCAATGATGCAATCATTGACAAAGTAGGACAATCTGATATAGTATGGGAAGAATCAAAGTTTTATAATAAGCGTAAAACTTGGATAACCTATGAGGAGGTTAATGATGCAGACACACGTTCAATCCCTTTACAAACAGAAGAGGGGACTAGAACTGGAATGGGAGCAGCACTATAACGATGAGGGTAGATACACTCTCGATATGGTAAGAATTGATAACAAAATTAGAGAAGTTATCAATCACATCAAAATAGCAGAAGCTAAACAAGCTAATTTGATGAGCAAAATAGAAGACGCTGCACCACAAGTTTCAGTAGCTACTTAATAAAAAACGCTACTACATAATTGGAAATCACAACTTCAATACAAGATCTCTTGCACTCTATTCAAATCTGATATATAAAATCCTTACTATACAATAAAATTCTGCATAGACGAGTATAGTCGACGACCTAGAGACTATGTGGAAATAACTAGGAGGATATAAAAATGGCACAAACTACATTTACAGGTCCAGTAACATCTTTAAACGGATTTATCGGTGGACCAAACGTAAACGCACAAGGTACTTCATCTACTGATACACAACAAGGTGGAAACCTTCCGTTCTTAGCATCTGCAGGTAACGTAACAACTTTATCTACAACAGGTGGAACAAGAACTTTAAAGGCTACTGAAAATGAAGGAGTAATTGCATATGTTAAATACGGTGCAAATGGAACTTCAGTTTCTTGTTATGTGTTTTCAAATGGAGCTCAATGGCTTCAGTTGAATGACCCAACAAGTACAGTTGCGTAATTAATTAATGGAGCTCCTTCGGGAGCTCCTAAAATTTAGGAGATATAAAAAATGAAATCAGATGTTAAAGCAACACAAAAAACTTCAGATGGTTTAGTATTTGCAGG